CAGCGAATGGTATGATTGGATTGACGAATTAGAAGGAAGAACAATTTTGTTGAGGGGAACAGTCAGCGTCAGCGACAAAGATTCTAAGTTTGGCTTTTACAAAAGACCACATGGTGTCATAATTTCTTAACGACACGCTCCTTTTTTATGCTATAGTTTATGTTATCTAGGATAATATATTTTGTTTTATCGACTGACCTAGCAGACAAGCCGAGACGATAGGACTTATTTTTTCACAGGAGAAAGAATTATGGCAAACACAACATTTAGTGGACCAGTTCGGTCCGAAAATGGTTTCGACATCATTAGTAAGGCTGCAAAGTCTGGTGAAATTAGCGATGTATCACAGTTAAACGATGCTACCAAAAACACTGGGCGTTACTACCTATCATCATATTTTAAGAAAAGACCAGCGCTCAATGCAAACATTGACCAAGTATATACTGTTGAAGTAGCAAGAGCTGCCAGTAAAAACTTTGAGGCTCTAGGAACCAATATGACAACTGCTCTATGTACTTTTGATACGACAAGAGCTGGGTTGACTATTACAACTGCTGGTGCAGACCAAGATCAGGCGATCATTGCTCCACACTTGGACACAGCTTTTACAGCTTGGACAGGAGTGTTATGGGGTTCTGAGAACCAAACAGAATGGGAATGTTCAGTGTCAACGAATGCAATTGATAATCAGAAATGGTGGGCTGGATTAAAGCTAACCAACGATCAATTGGTGGCTACAGATGCCAACCAAGCGTTCTTTAAGTTTCAAACTGACGCTACGAACAGTGAAGCATTCACTGACTTTACACTGCTTCATTTTGTGCATAGCATAGGTGGTACTGATTATATTAGTGCTTTACCTATTACTGTAGCTGCAAACACGACTTATCATTTAAGAATAAAAATTGATTCTGATAGGAAATTATCTATGTTTGTTGATGGTATACAATATAACATCACAACCACTTCTGGCTCTACTGGTGGCACATCAGTTGCAAAAGGTACTACAAAATCAGCAGCGATGACTGATGATATTGACTTTATTCCTTATATTGCAATAGAAGCTGGTGCTGCGGCAGCAGAAGCATTGGATGTTCACTATCAAGCCATTAATAGAATCATCTTTGAGTAAGGAGTAATTTATGGCTGATGTAGTAACATCACAAACGATTCAAGATGGACAACGAATAGCTGTTATGAAATTCACCAATGTCAGTGATGGCAGTGGTGAAGCTGCTGTAAAAAAGGTAGATGTTTCGGCATTAAACTCAAATTCTGCTGGTGTAGCTTGCTCATCTGTAGTAATCGCAAAGGTTTGGTGGGCAACCACAGGCATGAGCGTCAAGGTTGATTTTGATGCGTCAACCAATGTTTTAGCTGTCAGTATGCCAGCCGATTCCACAGGTGACGAATATTATGACGACTTTTCTGGAATACCTAACAATGCTGGCAGTGGTAAAACTGGTGATCTTGATTTTACAACACTGGGGCACAGCAGTGGCGATACTTATGTCGTTATTCTTGAGCTCATCAAAAACTATGGATAGTTTTTTATGCCAATAGTAGGTAAAAAGAAATTTGCATATACCAAAGCTGGTAAGAAAAAAGCAAAAACATACGCTAAAAAGGTAGGTAAAAAAGTAAAAAGGAGAAAATAAATGGCAACCTCTGGTAGCAAGAATTTTGAACCCGATGTTGGTGAATTTATTGAAGAAGCCTTTGAACGCTGTGGTATAGAGCTTAGAACTGGATACGACCTCAAAACCGCACAAAGAAGTCTTAATCTTTTATTAGCTGAGTGGTCTAATCGTGGTTTGAACCAATGGACTGTTAATCAAAATACTGTCGCTATGGTTGCAGATACCACTGTTTATGATGTTGATACAACCAATGCTACAGCAGCAATTGATGTATTAGACGCTTTTATTCGTGAAACCACTAATTCAGTGATTACTGACTTTCCTATGACGCGAATCAGTAGGGCAGAATATTCCTCTTATCCAAGCAAAAGCACGACAGGAAAGCCTAACCAGTTTATGGTGGACAAGCAATTGTCTCCTACTATCACTGTTTTCCCAGCTCCTGATAAATCCAGCACTTATACAATTTATATGAATGTTTTAACCAGAATGGATGATGCTGATGTCGGATCGAACACCATGCAAATGCCTTATCGTTTCTATCCCTGTTTAGCTGCTGGTCTAGCCTATTACATCTCATTGAAAAAGGCTCCAGATAGAACTGGTATGTTAAAACAATTATACGAAGAAGAGTTCTTACGCGCGATGACACAAGACGAAGAGAGAGCAAGTTTTCGTGTCAGCCCAGACTTGAGAAGTTATAACACACCCTAATGGCTACTTATGCGTCAGGACAAAAGGCTTGGGGAATCTGTGACATCACAGGATTCCGTTATAAGTTAAATGAGATGAAGATGACATGGGATGGCTTGCTTGTTGGAGCAGATCAGTGGAGCCCAAAACATCCACAGCTCAGTCCAAGACCAGCACCAGTAGATCCACAAGCATTAAAAAACCCAAGACCAGATACTGCTGACGATAATAATTTTTTTACAGTTTACACCAATGTTGGTTTGGGCAAACTAGGCGCTCAACTAACGACTTTTGAAGTTGCTTGTGAGGTTGGCTCTGTTACCATTACTACAACATGAGTTTTACATATTCAACATTGAAAACAGCAATTGGAGACTACTTAGAGTCTAGCGAAAGCACTTTTACCACGCAGTTGCCTACTTTTATCACTGAATCTGAAGACCGCATACTGCAAATGGTGCAATTACCAGAGCAAAGAAAGAATGTTCAAGGTCAAACTGCTGCTGATAATCGTTTTTTAGCTTGTCCTACAGACTTTCTAGCACCGATGAGCTTGGCAATTATAAGTAGCAATACCTACACCTATTTAGATTTAAAACACGCTTCTTTTCTAAAAGAGTATAGCCCAACAACGACAGTAACAGGGCAACCGAAATATTATTCTATTTTCAGTCAAAGTTCCTTCGCTCTTGCTCCAATTCCAGATTCAGCATATACTTGTGAATTACATTATTTATATAAACCAGCTTCATTGACAAGTGGTAGTGACAGTGGAACAACAGTTCTTTCAACAGATTATAGCGATGCGTTGCTATATGGCAGTTTAGTAGAAGGAGCTATCTTTTTAAAAGAGTCTCCAGAAATCGTTTCTAACTTTGAAGCAAGATTCAAGGAGAGTGTGGCTCGAATGAAGAATTTAAGTGAAGGAAGAGAAACTAGGGATGAATATAGATACGATAGTCTAAGACTCGGTATCTCGTAATGAAACCCATTAAATCGCTCAAAGGCAAGCGAATTGCCTTAATAGGTCTAGGTCTGTCTCAAATAGACTATGTGATCTCAAAAGAAAACAGCAAAGACTGGGATGAAGTCTGGGGTATTAACTCAGCAGCTTCTGTGTTTAACCTAGATCGTTTGTTTATGATGGACCCAGCAAGTCGTTTTTTCGACACAGATGACGCTGGTAAACAAACTAAGGTAATGAAAAAGATTCTGCCTAAGTTAAAGATACCAATATACACCTGTGAGCTAGACAAAAGAGTGCCTAATGCAGTGTTGTATCCTTTGGTTGAGGTTGCTAACTCTGCTGGGTGTGCTTATTTTAACAACACAGTTGCTTACGCCATTGCTTTTGCTCTATACAATAAAGTGGCAGCGATTGACTTGTTTGGCATAGACTTCTCTTATTCAAGTGATTTACACTTTGCTGAAGCTGGTAGAGCTTGCGTTGAGTTTTGGTTGTGTAAGCTGATGGAGAATGGTATCACTGTGGGTGTTTCACCACGCTCAACAGTGCTTGATTCATGTGTACCAGCAACTGAAAGATTGTATGGTTATCACAGACTAGACAAGCCTTTAGTAGCAGTGCCACATGAAGAGAAGTGGATTATTGCACCTTATGAAGATATAGAGTCTAAACTTTCAGAATACAATTTAACTTTGCAAGAAGAGATTGTTCCACCAGAGCCATACAAAGGATAATGACAGACAGCTTTATACAACTAGGTCAAGTCAGCGTTCATACAACGCAAAACAAGGGGCATGACCCAGAGTTTTGGGCTGAAATGATAACCAATAAAATTTGCGATATTTCAGCCGAAGCAGCACCTCATATAAGAGAACAGGCTTTACAGTTTAAAAAGCATATTTATGTCATAATATTAAATGGTATGAAAAGTGCCATCGAATCTGATAGAGTAACTATTGTAGGATTATTAAATAGCCAAGGTCACAGTGATATGGCTAAGATTATTAAGGAGCTTTAAAATGGCAATTACATCTGCAATAGCAACAAGTTTTAAACAACAAGTTCTTGTTGAAGGACACAATCTAACCAATGGGGCTGACTCAATCAAATTAGCGTTATACACAAGTTCAGCAACAATGGGTGCTGCGACTACTGCGTATTCAACTGCACAAGAAGTAAGTGGTACTAATTATACTGCTGCTGGTGCGGCATTAACCAATGTAACCCCAGCTACCAGTGGAACCACTGCTGTATGTGATTTCGCAGACCTAACTTTTGGCACAGCTACTGTCACTGCAAGAGGATGTCTACTTTATAACAGCACAAATGGTAACAAGGCTCTTTGCGCTATTGACTTTGGCGGAGATAAAACCTCAACTGCTGGAGACTTTACAGTTGTATTCCCAAGCCCTACAGCCACAGGCGCTATTATTCGTTTAGCTTAGTGTAATAATTTTGTGGTAAACTTTTATCAAGGAGTTTACTTATGCCTTTAGCAAAATTTAATTTCAAAGCTGGTATCAATAAAGAAGAAACCGACTACAGCAACGAAGGTGGCTGGGTTGACGCTAATTACATTAGGTTTAGAAAAAATAGAGCTGAGAAGATTGGGGGTTGGGTTAAATATTCTACTACTGCTTTTCTAGGTATAGCAAGAGCTTTACACCAGTGGGTGTCTTTGGCTGGAACTCGTTTTACTGGGATAGGCACTACTCTAAAATATTATATTGAAGCTGGTGGCACTTACAACGATGTTACGCCAATAAGAGCTACCACATCTGCTGGTGATGTAACTTTTTCAGCGTCTAATGGTGATGCTACCATTACTGTTACTGATACAAGTCATGGAGCAGTTAAAAACGATTTTGTTACTTTTAGTGGTGCCGCTACTCTAGGCGGTTTAATTACTGCAACTGTTCTTAATCAGGAATATCAAATTGCCACTATCACCAGTACCAGTGTTTATACTGTTGAAGCTAAAGACACTGACGGAGATACAGTTACAGCTAATGGTAGTGATAGCGGTAATGGCGGGGGCAGCGTTGTTGGCGCTTATCAGATTAATGTCGGACTAGATGATTATGTGCAAGGCACTGGTTGGGGTATTGATGCTTGGGGTTCTGGAACCTTCGGCTCATCTGGATCTTTTGACGATACCAACCAATTAAGGCTGTGGACTAACGATAACTTTGGTGAAGATTTAATCATCAATCCAAGAGCTGGCGGAATCTATAAATGGGTTGAAAACAATGGTTTAACAACAAGAGCAGTGGCTTTGAGTGGCATCTCTGGTGCTAACAAAGTGCCAACACTTGGCTTACAGGTCATTACATCTGAAACAGACAGGCATTTAATTATCTTGGGCGCTGATCCGTTAGATTCCAGCAACGATAGAACTGGCGTTATTGACCCTATGTTTATAGCGTTTTCAGATCAAGAAGACTCATTGGAGTTTGAGCCAAAAACAACCAATTCGGCTGGTTCTCTTAGACTATCTAGTGGATCTCTTATTATTGGCGGATTAAAGGCGAGACAAGAAGTGTTGATTTGGACTGATACTGCTCTATATTCAATGAATTTTATAGGACCACCATTGACTTTTGCTATCAATTTAATTAATCAAGGCGCTGGTTTGATAGGTCCTAAAGCCTGTGTTAATGCTCCAAGTGGAGTTTTCTATATGAGCAAACAGGGCTTTTACTTTTATAATGGTGCGGTTCAGAAGATTCCATGCTCTGTCCAAGAGTATGTGTTTTTGGACCTAGATCAGTCACAATCACACAAATGCCATGTAGCTCTTAACTCCGAGTTCTCTGAAGTATGGTTTTTCTATCCTTCTATAGAAGATGGCACCAAAGAAATATCACGCTATGCGATGTACAATTACGAAGAAAACCTATGGTCCATAGGATCTCTGGTTCGTCATGCTTGGGTTGATGGTGGCATACAAAACAAACCACAAGCAACTGGCGTGTCGTCTAGTGCTTATTATCTATATGAACATGAAAATGGTTATAACAACGACACTGATCCAATGGATAATGTTTATATAGAGTCAGCAGACTTAGATTTTGGTGATGGTGAACAGTTTGCCTTTATTAAAAGAATCATTCCAGACATTAAATTTGTCAATGCAGTAGGCACATCTCCGAATGGAGCTGTTAATATCGTGTTGAAAAACAGGAATTTTAATGGGGAAAGCCTGTCTACATCCTCTACAAACCAGATAACATCGACTACCAATCAAAGCTATGTGAGAGCTAGAGGTCGGCAGTTTGTGCTTCGTTTTGAGTCTGATGACGATGATTCAACTGCTGATCGTAAAGATTATAAGTGGCGACTAGGGAGCACTCGACTTGATGTTCAGCCTTCTGGCAGAAGATGAGCAAACTTTTACCCACTCGTTTGCCATTAGCTGAAACTGGCACAGTCACGGCAGAGCTCTATAATCGGTTGGTTCGTGTCTTAGAAATTAACTTGAGTGCTATAGACCCAGATCAAGTACCAAGTTACAACGATGATGAAATAGATACCTTACAATTTGCAACTGGTGCTATAATATTTAATACTACTAGAGCGATTCACCAAGCATTTGATGGTAATTCTTTAAGGGATTTGTATAGCCATCAAACCTATCCAGTAGGATTAGGTGCTACATTTAGTATAGGGAGCGTAACTGTAACAACGAGTTAATATGGCAATAAGCGAACAATTACAACAAAGAATAGATGCGCTGATTGGCGATAGACCAAGAAATCCAGTGCAAGACATGCCTTATGATCCTTCTGGTCCTCCTCCAGAATTTATATCTGGACCTTATGACCCTAGGAATAAGCCAAACGCAGTGCCAATGCCACTACCAGCCAGCGCTGGACAAGGCGTGGGTCAAATGACTGATGAAGACAAACAGCGTTTGTTGATGGAGATTGAAGCAGAGCAAGGTGCTCTAACTCCTGAAGAGAAAATACAGGCTATAGGATCATTTGAAGCAATGGCTCAACAAGCACAAGCTCCACTAGCAGAACAAGCTATGGAGATACAACATATGGGCACTGGTTCAGATACTGTGTTAGCTCATTTAGAACCCGGTGATGTTATTATTCCACCAGCATTACTTGAAGATGACCCAGAATTTGAGTCGTATCTTGAAAGAAAGTTTGACCAATACGACATCATGCCAGAAAGTCGTGTCATGCAGGGAATTGGCGCACTGGATAGTGGCGTTAAGTTAAACCCACACACAGGGCTTCCAGAGTTTGGTTTCTTCAAAAAAATAGCCAAGTTTGCCAAAAAGATAATACGACCAGTCGCTAAAATAGCTCAATATATACCCGGTCCTTGGCAACCAGTAGCAGCAATGGCTGATAAAGCCCTAACTGTTTATGATGTGGCAAAAGGCGACATAAGCCCACTGGCATTACTATCAGTGGCTGGTCCTTTAAGAACTGGACCTAGCTTTGGAGAAAGTTTTGATGCTTTTAAAACTGGCGGTGGCTTTCAAGGTGCATGGGCAAACACTGGTGTTGCTGGACAGGGTGGCATAGCTGACCTATTTAATAAAAGCGGAACCAGTGCGTTTGGCGGTGATAGCTTTATGTCAAATGTTAAAGGTGTGTTTCAATCAGCAAACCCAGATGATTATGTGCAAGATTCAAGTGGTAACTGGGTGAATAAAGTTACTGGTGAAGGATTGCCTTTTGGGGCAACTGATCCAAGTGAGTTATTGTCACGATCTGGTTCTGGCATACAGCGACTAACTGGCGGATTACAAGGAAATTTATTTGGAACCGAAGGTATGATGGGCGGTTTAACCCAAGGCATAGGTGCTCAAGCTGGGACATACACAGATGCTGCTGGTAATGTTTATTCAGCAGATGAGTTGACACAGGCTGGATATTCAATAGACCCTAACACTGGAAATATAATACAACAAATTGCTGGCGGTGCTGGTGCTGGTGTAGGTGGTGGTGGCGCAGCAGGAGCTGGTGGTATTGGTAGTTTACTTGGTGGCGGTGGCGGTTTACTTGGTGGTGGCGGTATAGGAGATGCTTTTAAATTGGCTGGAACTTTGGGCTTGGCTGGCGCTTTAGGCAAACTGGCTTACGAAGACACTAAGAACATGAAAGGAGTGCCGATCACACCAATGACAGCAATGGGTCCAACAGGAAGATTTAATATAGAAGCTGAGATAGCTAGAAGAATGGGGCAAGAAGCCCCGAACCCAGTTGAGTTTGGTTTGTTGCCAAGAGGCACAATTCCAGAGCTAAGTGGTGGAAAACCATTTGATGAATCAGCTACTATCCTTCCAGTAGGAGCTGCTTATGGCGGTGAAGTAAGAGGTGTTCCAATGCAGGTGCTAAGACCAATTGCGGTGCCATCTATGATGCCGTTACCACCAGCACCTATAAATTTTGAAATTCCAGAAAACTATCTTGCAGCAAAAAATGCAATGAGTGAAAATATTGCAGCTCCCATTTCACCACCTTCATCACCATTAGCTGCTTCTCCCAGCGTTCCTTTAGGACCAAGCGACAAGCCTATTCCGTTTACTCCTGATCCACAGTCACCACAGCCTATACCAGAAGATTTAAGACCATTTGTTCATCCATTAGAACAAGGACCAATAGTAGATCCAATACCACCAATACCATCTTACGACTTTGATCCAAATGTAGGACAGCCACCAAAGGGTGGTCAAGCACCAACAATACCTCAAGATCCTTATATGGGACAAGGTGGACCCTCACCAGAACAACTAGAAAAACTAAGAATAGACCAAGAAGCATGGAGCACAAACCCAGAGCGTTTTTCATCGGAACCCTATTGGCTTAATCCATTTTGGTATAAGCCTCAAGGATGGAGACCGACACGCCCAGACACGCCTACTGTTGGACCAAGTGGTAAACCTTTCCCTATACCACCTAGAAGACCAATGGACATTGACAGACCTAGAAGTCCTAGACCACCTAGACAGTTTATAGGTGAAGGCGCTCCACCTAGTATTGGTAGACCATTGCCTTCATTACCTTTGGGACCGAGTGATAGACCTATTAACCCAAATATACCACAGCGAACAAAGCTGAATCACTTACAGCAACTTAACCAAGGAAATATTCGGATTCCAGAGCCTATTGGTACACCGCCACCATATCCTATGGGTCTAAATCCCTATGAATCACCAATAGTTCCCGCACCAGAGCCGACACCTATGGGTTTAAACCCTGATGGCACTCCTTATGTTTCTCCTTTGCCTTCTGCTTCTCCCAGCGTTCCATTAGGAAGATCAGTTAGACCACCTAGAATTGGTACACCACCACCCTCTTTTGATCCAAATGTAGGACAACCTCCACCAATGGGACTAAGCGACAAGCCTATGACTATGCCTATGGCTCCTGCGGTAGTAGAAAAAGTAAAACAAGTAATACCTTCATTGCCTACTGAACAAATAAAACAAGTAATACCTTCATTACCTCCAGAGGTAATACAACAAGTAATACCTTCGTTACCTCCAGAGGTAATACAACAAATAATACCGATGCTTCCGCCTGAAATAATACAACAATTGGAAACTATGCCCATTCCTTCGGTAATGTTTCCTATGCCTAATGTTCCTGAAAGACCTGTTGGTGGATTGTCCAGCATTACTGAGAAGATCAGAAGAAGACCTCGCAGCAGGATTCGTGGCATGAATATGGGTGGCATGACTCAAGTGGCAAGAAGCCCAATGCCACCAATTTTGGGTTCAGGTTATGGTCCTTATGTTTCAATGCCTAATGCTAGAGGATTTGCTAATGGTGGCACTGTTGCCATGCAAGACTTTCAACCAATGAATGGGCACATTAACGGAATAGGAACAGAAACCAGTGATGAGATACCAGCAATGTTAAGTGATGGTGAGTTTGTTATGACAGGTCGTGGTGTTCGTGGTGCTGGAAGTTATGTG